TTGGGAAGCCATTAAACGTGCTCTAGACGAGCCTGAGAACCATCCTGAGGTTTGGGGTACCGATGCCCCGTGGTGCATGTTCAGTGCAGCGTACGAGTTGAACCAGGCGTACCTAAGCGGTAATCCTGAGACGTACGAGACTGGTGTGATTGTGCACATGGATGCTACGTGTTCTGGCCTACAGCACTTCTCAGCACTGCTCCGTGACCCTATGGGTGCTACGTACGTGAATCTCATTGACGAAGCTAAGTGTGGTCCTAAGCAGGATATCTACAGTCGTGTGAGTGCTATGGCTCTGCAAGCTATTGCCCTAGACGCTGAAGGTACTGGTGAAGAGGCAGACATGGCTCGCTGGTGGCTGAGTATCGGGATGCCTCGTAGCTTAGCTAAGAAGCCAGTGATGACGTACGTGTACGGTGCTACAATCCGTGGCACAGCTCAGTTCATTGAGGAGTACGTGTACAAGGAGATGCCGGAAGCGGTGTTCCCTGATCCACTACGCTCGTACACGTACTGCTCGTACGCTGCTAAGAAACTGTTCGTAGGTATTGCTGCTACAGTCCCTGCTGCGGATAACGCTATGCGATGGTTACGTAGTGTGGCTAAGGAGATGCCTAAGGGTAAACGCATGGAATGGCGTACACCTACAGGGTTCCTAGTGCAACATGACTACCAGGACTACGATGAGCGTATCTTGCACGTGCATTCCTGTGGTCTAAAGCAGATCACAGTACGGGAGTGGAACGAAGGTACGAAGCCTCTGCAAATGCAGAATGCTCTGTCACCTAATTTCGTACACGCTCTGGATGCTTCGCACCTCACAATGACTGCAAAGCGTATGCATGACAAAGGTCTATTCATGGTAGGTATCCATGATTCATTCGGAACTCACGCATGTAACGTAGGTATTATGCACGATATAATAAGAGACTCGTTCGTTCAGTTATATTCAAGTCGTAATATCTTAGGTGAGTTCCTTTGGGAAGTAGGCGGCATAGGTGAACCTCCGATGAGGGGATCATTCGACTTAAAGAATGTTCTAGAATCGGAATTTTTCTTCTGCTAAACCTTTAGTATAGGTATAGTGGAGAGAGGGGGTAAGGGGGAGAGTGGTAGGGGAGAGAGCAGTAGTAAAAGAAAGCTCAGCACTTTACAGTTCTTCCCTTTTCCTTTTAGAGGTATAAATGAATAGTACTTCAGTTAAGAAGGATCAGATATTCTTCTCTAAAGCTCAAGTAGCTTATCTAGAGAGTATCTATCCTGAAAGAATTATGAGAGCAGATACTTCAGAAGCAGAGGTACGCCAGTACTTCGGTGCTAGAGAAGTAATCATGTTCATCAAGAGTAGAATCCGTGATTAGAGATGCTACTCTACAAGATATATCAGACTTAGCTAGACTAGGTATGATGATGCACGCAGAGTCAGACTACAGAGATATTCCTATGAATACTTCTAAAGGTGCTGACTTCCTAGTGCATATTCTGTGTAATCCAGATAAGTACAAAGTAACTGTAGCTGAAGGTGCTTCAGGCGTATTCGGTATGCACATCGGACTATTGCAGGATTACTGGTTCAGTGACGAGATAGCTGGGTACGATGTTCTACTGTACATCTCTCCAGAGAAGCGAGGAAGCATTGCCGGTATTCGAATGATTAAAGCGTTTGAAGACTGGGCTTTCTCTAAGGGCGCTATTGAAGTTCGCCCTGGGTCTACTACAGGTATCTCTCCAGAGGTAGTCAAGGAACTCCACGAGAGACTTGGGTACAGTACTGTTGGATACACATTCCGAAAGGTACGACAATGTGCGGTGGCTACACAGGCCAGAAACTAGGTCTTGACATTACCGGTTATGAAGAGCGTAAGAAGCAAGCTGCTCTAGCTGCTGAAGCTCAAGACCGTGCTACCAAAGCTGCTCAAGAAGCCGCTAAGGTTGCAGAAGAACAAGCTGCTCAACAAGCAGCGATGCAATCAAACTTTGCAGCAGACTTGACGCAAGAGAATATCGGCACAGTAGTTGCTGGTGGCTCTGCAGAACAGACGATGGCTACTTCCGATATGAAGAAGAAGTCTAAGCGTGTGTCAGGTCTATCGAGTGCTCTCGGTATTAACGTATGACGAACCGAGTCACGCATAAAGCCTTGTTTGAGAAGTTGCGTGACGATACGGTTGTTCAGAAGAGTGAGCGGTATGCTCACTGGACGTTACCGCAACTCATGGCTGACTTCTCAGAGACGAGAGGTACAAGCTCTCTTGTAGTCGAACGGGACTATCAAGAGATTGGAGCTATCCTGGTGAATCATCTTGCCAGCAAGCTCGCAGGGTTGCTCTTTCCGAGTAACCGACCGTTCTACCGTATTCAACCGTCTGATGAATTCGTGGGTGCTGCTGAGAAGGCAGGCGTTAAGAAGACTGAACTAAGCTCTTCTCTAGCACGTCTAGAGATGGAGTCGTGTCAGAACCTCTTCATGAATGCCTCGTACAACCAGCTAGTCACGCTTCTGAAACATCTGATCATCACAGGTAACGCTTTGCTGTACCGTGACTCAGACGATAAGAAGTGCTCCGTGTACGGACTGCAATCGTTCGTAGTACGGCGTGATGGTAAAGGACGTATGGTTGACGGAGTTCTACGTGAGTTCACTTACGTTGAGTCTCTGGACCTTGATATCCAAGAAGCATTGAAGCGTGTGAATAAGAGTAAGTTCAGTAGACCTGAGCAACAGGTTGAACTGTTCACTCGTATCCATCGTAAAAAGGTGCCTACTGGTCGTGCAATCTATGAGATTACACAAGAGGTCGATACGATTCCCGTAGGGGAAATGAGTACTTACCCTGAGCATCTGTGTCCCTGGCAGTTCCCTACGTGGAATCTGATCGCAGGTGAGCACTATGGTCGGGGCATGGTTGAAGATTACGCAGGCGGCTTTGCTCGTTTATCTGATCTGAGTGAATCCCATGCTTTGTACGCTGTTGAAGTAATGCGTGTTGTGCATCTTGTTGCTGCCGGTTCCGGTACCGATATTGATGACCTCGCTAACGCTGAGACAGGTGAGTACATACGTGGTGATGGTAACTCAGTTCTAGCGCACGAGTCTGGAGACGCACGTAAACTTGAACAAATTCAACAAATCATTACAGAAGTCTTCCAAAGACTAGCACGTGCATTCATGTACAGTGCGAACACGCGTGACGCAGAACGTGTCACAGCGTATGAGTTGAGGCAACAAGCTATCGAGGCAGAGAATGCTTTGGGTGGGGTGTACTCCTCACTTGCAGAAAGCATTCAAGTTCCTCTTGCACACATCCTCATGTTCGAAGCTAAGCCGCAAACGCTGGATAGCATCATTCGTGAAGATGTGAAGCTAGACATCATGGCAGGTATCCCTGCTTTAGGTCGAGCTTCTGATGTGCAGAACCTTGTGCTGGCTGTACAAGAAGCTGCAACTGTTGTGCCTGTGCTTGCACAGATTCAAGCTGCTGATCCTCGGATCGACATTAAGAAAGTCATGGATATGATTTACGAAGGTCGTTCTGTGGACGTAGACAGAATCTACAAGGATCAGGACACTCTAGATGCAGAGGCTCGTGCTATGGCTCAGCAACAGCAAGGCCAGGCCCAGATGGGTGCTGCCGTAGATGCTGCGTCTCAACTTGAACAACTTAATCAGATGACCAAAGGTGCGTAACTAATGCCTGACACTAACCTCCCTCCGAACGTCCCTCCTGCGGGTGGCCCTCCAGTTATTCCTCCGGCCCCCACACCACCTGGTACTCCTCCTGTACCACCAGCTCCTGCTCCTGCAGAGCCTAATGCTGACTTCACAAAGGCTGTAGAAGCCCTTGCTGCTGCACTAGGTAAGACTGGTACTAACCCTCCTGCTACAGGTACTGAAACTCCTGCAACTGTTGATCAAGAGAGCTTGAACAACATGAACATCGAGAACATCCAGAATCCTGTAATCAAGAGCATGGCTCAAGTCATGCAGACTGCAGGTAAGGGTCTGGACATGGATCGTATCTTCAAGAAAGCCTTAGAGTCTGGTGATGCTGAGCTACTTGATGTTGCGTACATCAAAGACAAGGCAGGTGCTAATGCAGAGCAACTCGTAACGATTGCTAAGGGGATTGTTCAAGCTGTTCAGGCAGACACTGAAAAGTCTGTCGGTGCTATTCATGCACTGGCAGGTGGTGAGGCTCAATGGAATGCTTGTGTCTCTGCGTTCAATACGAACGCTCCGCAAGAACTGAAGCAGGTTATCTCTACCATGTTGAACTCTGGTAACAATGACCAGATTCAAGCTGCAGGGAAACTTCTAATTCAATTTGCACAAGGACAAGGATTCGTGCCGAACCAACAACCTATCGTTCAAAACGGCGGTGCCGCTGTGTCAGGTGCTCAAGCCCTAAGTAAGGCTGAGTTCCAAGCTGAGCTGCAGAAGCTCGATACGCGTAGTGCTACGTACCAACAAGAACGAGACACCCTCTTCAATCGCCGTGTACTCGGTAAGAAGATGGGCAAGTAATACCCAAGCTAAGACTTTACACAGGCTTGTTCAAATTTAACTCTGAAAGAAGATAATGGCTAATACCACTTATGCTGCTGCAAATACCCGTCCACATTGGGCTGGTACGGATGCCGACCTCGACATCCACCTGGAAATGTACGAAGGCGATATCGAAGGCTCGTTCCGAGTTCAGTCGATGTTCCGTTCGGAAGGTCTGACTAACTACAAGTCGGTTGCTAATCAATCGAACACCTGGCGTGGTGATCGTATCGGTGGCGTTGCTGTCAAGGGCCGTACCGCTGGTCAAGCTCTGGATAGCTCGCGTATCGTGAATGAGAAGTTCGTGATCACTGTTGACACGACTTCGTACATCCGTACCCCTGTTGACTACCAGGATAACTGGACTGCTCCAGACTTCCAAGCTGAGTACTCTGCTGAGCACGGCTCGGCTCATGCTAAGGCATTTGACCAAGCTCACATCATCCAGCTCATTAAGGCTGGCTCGTGGGTTGCTCCTGCCTCGCTGAAGGCTTCTGGCGCATTCTACGATGGTATCCTGGAAGAAGTCACTGGCTACGCTGCTGAGACCGATGCTGCTGCTAAGGCAGACCTGCTGGTTCAGAAGCACAAGGAAGTTGTTGCTGAGTTCGTTAAGCGTGACCTTGGTGGTTCGCTCAGCGAGTTCGTAACTCTGATCACTCCAGATGCTTTCAATGTCCTGCTGGACCACGACAAGCTCATGAACGTACAGTTCAGCGGTAATGACACGGCTGGTAACAGCTTCGTTCGCCGCCGTATTGCTATGCTGAATGGCTTGCCTGTTATGGAGACTCCACGTTTCCCTACCGGCGCTATCACTTCGCACTTCCTGGGTTCGGCCTTCAATGTGTCGAGCGCTGAAGCCAAGGCAATGCTGATCGTGTTCCACCCACGTAAGACTCTGGTTACGGTTGAAGCTCAACCTATGACCGTTCGTATGTGGGATGACGAGAAGGAATTCAACAACGTCCTGGACTCGTACGCAATGTACACCGTAGGTATTAAGCGTGGCGATGCTGTCGCTGTGCTGTCTACGGACTAAGTAGCACCTCTAAGGGGAATCACATTCGTGGTTCCCCTTTTTTCGTTAGAGGAATAAATGAAACTATTAGATGCAGTGAACTTGATCCTACCTAAGCTAGGTGAGCATCCTGTTACATCACTGACACTGAAGCACCCTACCCTGGCTATCATCCTGCCTGAGGTAGAGCAAGAACTTAAAGCCCTGCTTATGCGTGGCTGGTGGTTCAATCAATTCGATTACAAAGCAATGCCTGATGTTGATGGTAAGATTGCACTGGGTACCACGACTCTATCGTTCGTACCGTACAGTGCGTACGCTGCTGTGCGTGGTAAAGAGCTGTATAACGTAGACACTATGTCGTACGTATGGACTGATGCTGTACAAGGACTCCTCACACAGTACATTGATTTTGAAGAGTTGCCTGAGACTGCTGCTCAAGTTGTTTGGTACAACGCGCTAATCAATGCATTCACTACCGATATTGGTATGTCGAATGAACTGCAGATTTGGCAAGTGCGTGCAGGTACTGCAGCGAGCGATCTTATGGCAGAGCATCTACGCAATCGTAAGTACAACACAAAGAAGACTCGTAGGTTCCGTAACCTACGCTGTGCATTAAGAGGTTAATATGTCTGTTTTCGAAAGCTCGTACAAGTCCTTACTACAAGGCGTATCTCAGCAGTTGCCTCGTGAGCGTCTACCTGGACAGGTCGGCTCTCAAGACAACATGCTCTCCGATCCAGTAACAAACATCCGTAGACGGCCTGGTGCACAGTTCCGGTACAGCATTGAGATGCCTGATGTAACTTCAGACTCAGTGCGTGCATGGTTCACTGATATAGGTGGATTCAAGGTGCATGTGCTCCTGAACACTGTCACAGGTAGCCTGAAGGTTCTCGATGAAGAGTATGAGCTTCTAGAGTACTTCCCCGACCAGACGTACCTACAGACCTCTGATGCTTCCCGTATCAGAACAACTACTGTAGGCGATGAGTTCTTTCTAGCTAACGTAGACAAGATTCCGAACGTAGTGGATAACACTGGCGGTATCAGTCCATCCCGTAGAGGGTACTTCTACATTGCTGCTGGCTCGTTCTCTCGTGGGTACTCTGTGACCATCACTACCAGTGTAGGGAACATCACAGCTACGTACACTACTCCGTCAGGCACTAATGCCGGTGATGCTGCTGCAAGTACCCCTGAGTACATTGCTACACAACTGGCTAATGCTCTGGATTCAAACAAGGCTACTGCAGGGCTTACTAAGGTAGTCCGCATTGCCTCGTACGTGTACGTAGAGGGGGCTACAACGACCTCAAACGTAGCGGTGAATACCAGCACAGGGACAACGTACATTCAAGTCTCCAAAGCCTCTTACACAGCCTTAGAGGGCAATCTCCCTGCTCAGCTTCCTTCGGATGCTGAAGGGTACATTATGTCGGTAGGCTCTGTAGCCTCTCCACAGTACTTCAAGTACCAGCACAGCACTACCTCATGGATTGAGTCAGGTGACTGGAACTCTCCAGCGTACATTGAGAACATGCCTATCTCCCTCACGTACGAGGATGGTGCCTGGGCTTTAGTTCTTGATGACTTCGAGGGTAGACTCTCAGGTGATGATAAGAGCAATCCTGAGCACCGATTCATGACGCATGGTATCTCAGGTATTGGATCGTACCAGGGCAGGCTTGTACTGCTCTCAGGCCCTATGGTGTCTTTGAGTGCAAGCTCTAATGCTCGGTGGTTCTTCCGTACTACGGTGTCAAGTATTGTGGATAGTGACCCTGTTGAAATTGGTAGTACTGGTAACTCTAGTGCAAGCTATGAGTACTGCAAGCCATTCAACAAAGACCTGCTCCTATTTAGTGAGTCTTACCAAGCTCTGATCCCTAGTGCCAGCACAGCACTTACTCCGCGTAATGCGTACGTGGTGCTTACGAGTACACACGAGACGAGCACACGCTCTGAGCCTGTATCGCTAGGCCGTACCTTGATGTACCCTATGCGCCGCTCAGAAGACTTCTTCGGTGTTATGGAGATGGTGCCTTCACAGTACACGGACTCTCAGTACATTAGCATTGACAGCACTCAGCATCTACCGAAGTACCTACCAGGCGATTGCCGGTTCTCTGTTAGCGCCACTGTGGATAACATGGTTCTGTTCGCTCCGTCTGGTGACAAGTACAGCTTGATTGTGCATGAGTACAGTTGGGATGCAGAGAGCAAGGTACAACAAGCATGGCATCGTTGGACGTTCCCGTACGAAGTTGCTGGTGCGTACTTTACTAATGCCTTTGTGAATGTGCTGTTCGCTCAAAACGATCATATCGTAGGTTGCAGCATTGATCCTCGTGTCGGTGTGCTGACGTTCGATGCAGAGCGTAGACCCTTTAGTGACCTGTACGTCATCGCAGAGATCGTAGATAACGTGATCACCCTTCCTGATTGGATGCTTGACCTAGATCCAGACATCGCTACTAAGCTAGTGGCTGCAGTAGGTGCAGGCGATCTAGCAGGTGATAAGGTCGGCTTCACTGTAACCAGTCCTAGCACTCTACAGACTGTTCGCTCTTTCCCTTCAGGCTCTGTAGCAATCGGTGTGCCTTACACTTCGAGTATCTCTCCTAATCCTCCGATCATTAAAGATCAGAACGAGGTGGTGATTAGCTCGAATAAGCTCACTGTGCTACGGTACATGATCGGTACAAAGAACTCGTCTCAGTACGAGGTTACTGTGCGTGATGCTGCTGCTCCTGATGCTGGTTCTGAAGACGTAGCTACCCTTACATGGAGTAGCACTGAGCTAGACATCAATCGTGGTCGATACGCTAACGAGAGCATCTCTGTAGTACCATGTAGAACGAATGCACAGAGCACTACAGTTCTGATCAGTACAGATGGTACTGGTGAGTTAAATATCATTTCAATGGAGTACGTATGCAGGTACAACCAAAAGATCAAACGGAGATAACTCCCGCTGGTCGTAGGGCTGAAATCATGGCTCTGCAGCAGTACATGCAGGAACAGCCTGATCAAATTCAGCCTCCGGTTCTGCATCACTTTGCTCCAGGCATGTACGGCAGGGAGATTCTTCTCCCTGCTGGTTCGCTCACAATAGGCAAGATTCACAAGCACGCGCACTTGAACGTCATTAGTATGGGCAAGTGCAGAGTGCTTACTGAAGATGGGACGAAGACGTTTGAGGCTCCGTACACATTCGTGTCAAAGCCTGGAACTAAACGTGTTGTGTACGCTATAACTGACGTTGTATGGACAACGTGCCATTTAGCGAACAGCACAGACTTAGAAGAAATTGAAGCAGAGGTTATCGCTCCTAGTTACGAAGCGTTAGAACTATCTGCTACACACCTGGAGTTATCGTTATGACGTGGGCATTAGTTGCCGTAGGCACTGTTGCCGTGGGTACTGCAGTGCAGAGTGCATCTGCTTCGAACTCTGCAGTGGCTCAAGGTGCACGGGCCAGTATCCAACAGAACAAGCAGATCACTGCACAGAACGAGGCTTCTGTAGAAGCTAACCTAAAGAACACCGTACGTACTGGATATCGTGTAGGTATTTTGAATGTACAGCAAGCTCAGATGAATCGTGAAGCTATTCAAAAGGGCTTTGACATCTCTGCAGCACAAGTTAATGCATTCGGAGCTGTTGATGCTAATCAAGCCGCTGTAGGAGCTATCGGGGCAAGTGCTCAGGCTGTGTTGAATGATGTGCGTATGCGTGCTGGTGAAGCGCAAGCTCAGAACCTTGAAGATTGGCAGATTCAGAAATTCAACTTTAACAACCAGCTTGCTGATCTTGTATTCCAAGGTACCTCAGCTCTTAGTGGCTCTCAAGCTGCTACTGAGTTCGATGCTCCTAGCACTGGTGAAACAGTCAAGTCAGCTCTTGTGGCTGGCACTATTGCAGCTACTACCATGTACGCTACATCACAGTTCAAGTTAGGTGCAGGAGGTAAGTAATGGTAGAACGTGTATCAAAGCCTGTTGATTTTAATACAGGCCGACAAACTCAAGTGCAGTCTGCTGGTGGTGGCATTGCACCTATGCGTGTACAAGGTACGTCTCGTGAGATTTATGTAGATCAAGGGCGAATGAGTTCTTTGGGTTCCCTCATTGGTAAGTCTATGACTGAGGTCGGGGTAGCTGCGTTTGATCGTGCTACTACCGATGCATACCTAAAGGGCGCTGCACAGTTAGGTAAGGTAGAGTCTGAAGCTGATCTAGAGACAGACCCACTTACCAGTAACTGGACTAAGGCTGGCTACCGAGACTCAGCATTCAAGCTCGCACATGCTGCTGAGCTGAACAAGCTGAACACCGAGATGGAAGACCTACGTACGCAGAGCCTAGATGTGTTCGATGCCCGTATGCAAGAGTTCAGAGGTAAGATGGTTAGTCAGCTAGATGGTATGTCATCGCAGGCTCGGCAACAAGCGGTCTCCCAACTAGCAAGCACTCAAGAGCTGGCGTACAATGCGTACACACGCGAGCATAAGAACTACACTACTGGTGTAGATGCCTCTGCTGCTAACGCCTCCTTTAACACTGTCTTTAATATGCTTCAGGATGCCCGTACAAAGGGCACGCCTCAAGAGTACATGAATGCTACTAAGGCCGTGCTGGACAACGTAACAGGGCTGTACACAAATAAAAGACTACCACAGAATATCCGTGATAACCTTGTGTACGATGCTGCTAGGATGGCTATTGAGTCAGGTGATACTGCACTGTGGGGAGCTATGAAACAGCTTCCTTATGACACAGGCGATGGTACTACATCTCCTCTGTTAGATAGACTCCCGTACCAAATGCAAACTAAGCTGGCTGACATAGCTCGTCAAGCTCAACAGAGCAGCATGACTGATGCAAAGATGGGGTACCTGGACACGTTAGCTAAGGTCGATGCAGCTATGGCTACAGGTCAACCTATTGATGTAGCTAGTACTAAGGCTTTGCTAGATCAGGGTGTGAACAATAAGTGGATCACTGCTGGGGCGTATCACGCTAGCTTGCAGAGCATGTACATTGCTGTTGACAAGCAGAAGGGTGGTGCTGCGATTATCCAGAACTACCAGACCTCTGTAGTCGGTGATGCTGACTTAGCCGGTAAGACTAAGAAGGAAGTGCGTGATGCTTGGGTATCTCAGTTGTACCGCTCTGGTAAGTCTGATGATCAAGTGATTGATGCTCTAATTGTGAATGGTACTAAGGTAGGCAATGTGGAGTCTCTGGAACTGGTAGGTGCAAGTGTTAAGCCTATCATGCAGAAGCTATCATCTGCTGATGCTGCTCCTCTTAACGAGGTAGAGAATGCTCGCCTATCTAAGGTGCTCACTACGCTGAACGAACTCACTGTGCAGAACAAGCAAGGTGCTGTTGCAGCTATGCTGTCAGGTATGCCTGAAGAGCAACGCGTGTTCATGGAAACTGTACGCACTAAGGTAGCTGGTGGTATCCTGAACGATACTGCTATTCGTGAGGCTGGTTCGCAACTGCGTGCTGCTTCTACGATGTCTGCTAAGGATCGTGCTGCGTTGTACGAGAATCAATCTAAGGATGATTCTACGAAAGTACAAGACCTTGTTAAGGGTGGTTTCACAAGCTGGCTAGGCACTAAGTTCACACTGGGTGCTCAAGGTGACTTGCGTTCACAACTCGTAACACAACGTAGCACTGGTGTAATGGCTACTGCTATGCTAGAAGAGATGCGTTCTCTAGGCGTAGCTAACCCAGGCACTACTGCTGATGTACGATTCAATGTAGCTATGGCTAACGTGTCACAACGTCTAGTACCTACTGGAGACTACCAGATGCTTATGCCTAAGGGCGTAAGTGTTCAACAGTTCTTTGGTGTCGATGCTACGCAAAGTAATGAACGTGTTGGACAAGCTCTTCAAGGCATTGCTAAGAAGATTCCTGAGTTCAAGGATAAGGCACTGTACTTCACACCTGGTGTTGATGGTCGTGTGCAGATTGATGCGTGGAGCAAGGATCGTGGTGAAGAGGGTGCAGCAATGTTCCAGTCATTCACGGTCGAGGCTTCACAAGTCAAAGAAGAACTCAAGGGTATGGATGCTAATCTAGCTGAGAAGTCTAAGCGTATCTTTGGTGATGGTAAGACGTTCACTCAAGGTGCTGCCTCTGTGACATTCAATGGCATGTCTAGTACGACAGTTGACCCTAACGCTATGTATCGGTTCCGTAGTAACCTAGTGAAGAGTGAAGGTGTACGGGATACTGTGTACAAGGACTCGCAAGGTAATCCTACTGCTGGTGTTGGTGTAGCTAATGAGTTCATGCCTAAGCCAGGTCCTGATGGTAAGATCAGTCAACAAGACATCAACCTATCGTTTGCTAAAGCATCTGACGCTGCAGCTAATGCTGCTGTGAAGATTCAGAATCAAACTGGTCTACGTGGTGATAAGTGGTTCATGCTAGTAGGTGAGCTTGCGTATCAATCAGGCCCAGGCTTCGCTGCGCTACCGCAGTATCAGGGTATGTTAAGTGCGATCCGTACAGGTGATGTAGCTACAGCTACTGCAGCTTTGCAGAAGACTCCAGCGTACCGTATGTCTGGACCAGAGCGTAAGACGCATTACGAGCGATTGCTTAGCACTGCGATGAATAATTGAAAGGATAGTAATGGCTGAAATTGCACCAGCATTAGGGCAGACCCTAGAGGCTGCTCAAGGTGCGGCAATTCGAGCTGAAGCTAACAGAGAGCGTGCCAGTCCCCTTGTAGGGGCTGGTGCTGCTGTCTCTGGATGGGCTACATCGGATGTGTACCGCTGGATCACTAAGCCGGACTTCGGTGCTGCTGATCCGAACTTCGATGCTCAGACGAGTATCAATCAAGTACCATTCAACCTGAATGACGATGACCGAGAGTTCCTCTTGAAGAGCAACAACTCGGAGTCTTGGCAGTACAACCTGAAGGCTATCCAAGACCAGCGTGAACGATACAAGGCTATGGGAGACTCTCCTATTACCTCGTTCATGGTCGGTATGATTGACCCTGTGTACCTTGCTGCTGATGCCGCTTCATTCGGTGCAGCTAGGTTCGTTACTGCAGGTAGGGCTGCAAAGGCCGCTGTAGGGGCTACAGGAGCCGCAGGAGCATCTCTGGCTATCTCAGGTATAGCAAGTGAAGTTCGCCCTGTAGGGACGCAGGAAATCATTCTGGACGCATTGTTCAATGCTGGTGCTACTGGTGTGGCTGCTGGTATAGGTGGACAGCTCCGTAAGGTCGATAATGACTTTAATGGGGATGTGCTACAGAGCACGCTACAGAAGCCTGCTCCTGCCGGTATCACAGGTAGTCTAGATAATGCTGCTACGGTAGCTGAGACACAGGCTCGTACACTGTCAGAGAAGTTCGCTGATGGTTTGTCATGGAGTGTGCACTCGTCACTGTCTAAGTACGATCCTGCTCTAGCTGATCGTCTCGTAAGCAACATTCGCTCTAAGTCGGTTTCTGCTGAAGATGAAATCTTCGGTATCCGTAGAGAACTAAGTACAGCACAGTTCGAATTTGAAGACCTACTGAAGGGTGCTTTGGATGAACGTGGTGCAGGGATCATGGCGCGTATCTTCAAGAAGGACGCTACGAAGATTCAGCGTGACCTTGAGAACGAAGTAGCTATGGAGATGTGGCGTAGGGAGAGTCTCGTTAACCGTGGACTTGAAGTCACTCCAGCCAATGTGAATCCTCGCGTTACAGCGATTGCTGATGCTCTGGATAAAGTGAACGCTCTGGCTGCTGACACACTACGTAAGTCTGGTGTAGAAGGTGCTGAGCAGATCGTACCTCGTTCAGGCTGGTTCAGTCGTTCGTGGAACGCTTCTAAGTACAACGATGTAGTAGAAGCCTTGACTCGTTCAGGCAAGACCCTACAGGAAGCTGAGAAAGCTGTGAAGGGTCTTGTGACTCGTTCATTGCGTCTAGCTAATGCGGACATGCCTGATGAGGTTGCTAAGGATATTGCAGCTAGCACAATCAATCGTATGAAGCGTAAGGGTGAGCACGCTGATCCTATTTTCTTCACACGTAAGGATAGTGCTGAGTACAATGCCTTCCGAGACATTATGCGTGAGGAAGGTGTTCCTGAGGAACGTATCACTCGTGCATTGGATTACCTCACAGGTGCTAAGGCTGAGAAGGGTAAAGCTGCATTCTTAAAGCATCGTGTTGATTTAGATTACCGTGCTGCTCTTGATGTTAATGGGCAGATGTTCCGTGTAGTGGATATGTTCGACACTGGACTCACTACGATCACAGAACGATACCTGGATGGTGTAGCTGGTAAGGCTGGCTTTGCTCGTGCAGGTATGAACTCTGAGAAGGCTATTCAGCAATTCCGTGATGAGTTAGTTCAGAAGATGCGTGCTAAGGAAACTGATCCTAATGTAATCGCTCGGGAAGAGAAGCTCATTGACAATACGATCCAACATCTCCAGGGTAAACCTGCTGGTGAGGAGATGAGTCAGATCGTACGCTTAGGACAGTCCTGGGCAAGGTCTGTAGCTCTAAGTGCTTCAGGTCTATGGCAGGTTACTGAGTATGCTCCAGCAATGGCACACTACGGTGCAATTAAAACACTGAAGTACGCTATGCAGGAACTGCCTGTACTACGGAAGCTCTTTACAAAGATCAGTGAGAACGCTGGCACCAGTACTAAGCTGAAAGATATCTTAGCTCGTAGTGCGTACCAGGACACACGTATTCGTCCGTTCATTCAACGATTCGAAGATGGCTTTGCCATTCCCGAGTCCGAGATGGCCTTAATGAAGATGCAGCAAGCATCTCAATTAGTCCCGTACTTTAATGCTATGAAGTACGTACAGCACCACCAGTCTCGTGTTATTGCGAATCTAGTAATAGACCGAATTTCTGACGCTGTGCGTGGTGATGCTAGAGCATTCAAGAACTTAGAGAAGTACGGACTGTCCACGGATATAATGGAGAGCTTACGCTCTGACATTACAAAGTACGGATTAGATACCGCTAAGTGGACTGATGGCACTTGGGAAGCAGTACGCCCTGTGTTCATTAAGATGATGGATGAGAGTGTTCTTAAGGCTCGCTTAGGTGAGACTCCAGCATTCGCTGCGTTTGATAACGTAGGGAAGTTCCTGTTCAGTTTCCGTAGCTTTACCTTAGCTGCACATAATAAGATTTTAATGGGTACTGCAGGCCGTGATGGTTTCGGTCCCCTTGCCTTAATTATGATGTGGCAGTTCCCTCTAGCGATGATCGCTACACAAGCTAATGAAGTTGCACGTGGTAGAGAGCCTCTAGAAATGGATAAGCTCGCTGCTAAGGCTGTAGGTCAAGTAGGCTCGTTAGGACTTCTATCTGAAGTTGCTAAGGTGTTTACAGGTGAGTCCCGTCAATGGGGTAGCCCTGGCCTGATTGCTTTAGATCGTAGTATCTCGTTCCTAGGAACAGGTGCTGCAGCTATCAAAGCTGAGATGAATGGCGATGATGCAAACTGGGGTAAGGTAGGAGCTGCTGCTATGGCTGTTACACCTGTACTCGGCATGGCTCCTTTGAGCGGTGCTTTACAAACTCTTTTGAAGACGGATTAAATATGTCATTTTACAGTACTCAGCGTGCAGTCTCTGATGGCACGCTGGTGCTGCTACCTATCAGCATTGAATACTTTGATCGCTCTGAGATCACTGTGTTCTTTGACGAGTTACCGACTACAGAAGGCGTAGATTGGAACTGGGTAGGCAGCACAGATCATACCCTGTCGTTCCCGTCTCCAGGTGTGCCTAATGGCGTAGAAGTCCTGGTAGCACGTAACACAGATATTTCAGACGTACGGCACATTTTTGTTGATGGTGCGGCATTTCTTGATGAAACGATGGATGAGAATTTTAGACAGATTCTCCACGTTGTTCAAGAAGCTAAGGAACGCTTAGGTTTATCAGACATTTTCAATGATCTGAATATGCACGGGTACCGTATTCGTAACATAGGTACGGCTGTAGACGATACAGATGCTCTATCTTTCGCTCAGTACAAAGCTGATGCAGACGGTGCATGGACTGCACGTGCTCAAGCTGTTGTCGCTAAGGATGCCGCTGTTCTAGCGAAGACTGCAGCTGAAACAGCAGAGGCTAATGCAGAACTTGCTGAGACGAATGCAGAGACAGCTCAAGGGCTGGCTGAAGATGCTAGGGATGCAGCTATCGTTGCAAAGAATGCAGCTGAAGCAGCTAGCACAAATCCATACGTACTTGCAGTTGGTTCGGATTTACTGGAGCCTAACTCTGAGATTGAAACTGTAGCGACACACATTGCTAATGTTGATTTAGTAGGTACAAACATTAGCGATATTCAACAAGTAGCTACAAACCTTGCCCCTATTTTAGCAGCTCCTGCGGAGGCAGATGCTGCTGCCGCTAGTGCAGCTGCTGCGTTGGCTTCTGAAAATAAAGCAAACGAGTGGGCTGAAAAAACCTCTGGCCCTGTAGAAGGTTCTGAGTACAGTGCTAAGTACTGGGCAGAGCAAGCAGCCGCTTCAACCTCAGGGCAGTTCTACGAAGGCAGTAATACTGTCACCGTGAATAAGACTATTGTAAATGGTAAGAACGCTATGACCCCAGGCCCTATTACAGTGGCTAACGGTCCTTCAGTAGTTGTAGAGTCCGGCGCGGTCTGGACAATTGTATAAAGGGTATTAAATGACAATGACTGTCGATGGTGTTAATGGGCTTACGTTTCCAGACGGCACCACTCAAAAATCAGCTGCTGTAGGCAACAGCACTTTCCTAGATCAAAGCGCCTTGCTATCCGGTGCGCAGACTACATTGAACCTGCCAAACATTAGCGGTATGGTGAACGGTGGTTTAGTATCCGTTGCTGCTGCAGGTATTGCGCTAGGTACTGCAGGTAACTGGGATAACAGTACGTACGCCACTGCCGGTAATCGCGCTGGTAAAGACTTTTACGTGTACTTGAAGGCAGCTGGAGGTGTAATCCTTTCAGCTAACAGCACGTACCCAGATGGTTATACAAGTACGAATACACGGAAGATCGGTGGCTTTCACTGTTTATGCGTTGCTGTTGGCACTATTGCATCCCACCCTCTTACAGGTTATGTAGCTGGCGACATCCTACCACGCTCTGTGTGGGACAGATTCAATCGCAGCTCGGCTACTCAAGAGGGTCGCGTCCTGTCTCGCTCTGGTAAGTGGGTAATGATTTACCTGCCGTCTGTATCAGGCAGTACGCTAGTGTCCGTCAATGGTGGTACAATTGCAGATGGTGTTTCTAGCCCTGCATTTCATGCGTACAAGTTTGAGGAATGGTTCGCCCGTCAAGGCGAACAAAGCATTAGTCAGCAAGAGTTCTTCGCAGCTTCAGCAGGCGCTAATCAAGGTACAAACATCGCAGGCTCTACTGATCCAGGTACAACTACGGGACACACAGACACTGCAGGTCGGCGTATGATTAGCCATGAGGGTATTGAAGATACGTGCGGAGTTCTTTGGCAGTGGTCGCGTGACCAAGGTGGCGTGCTAACCTCAGCCGCGTGGGCTAACGCGTACGATGGTAATGATACAGGTGTTGGTGGACAGCACTATCAAGCACCTTATCGCGGCCTTCTCGGCGGCTTTTGGAGTGACGGTGTGGCTTGCGGTTCGCGCGGCTCGCGTTGGCTTGATTCTCCCTTGAATCTCGCTTCCCACTTTTCCTCGCGCAGCGTCGCGGAGCCAGCGTCTAGCCGGTTCTAAGTAATTTAAGCAGTACAGGTGTACGAGTATAATCGCAGCATTCTCAGCAGCAATTGGAGTAACAGTGTGAATTGCAGTTCACGCAGCTCGAATTGGAATAATTCTCCCTTGAATCTCAATTCCAACAATTCCTCACGCAGCGTCACGGATACAGAGACTATGCAGCATGATCTGTCGCGGGTCAAATAGTCCTCTGGCTGACTTGTACACCTCGTTGCGATGTGCGTTAGCACTGACAGCGAAATACACAACGACTACTTCTAAGATAAGGCTAGTACCTCAAGAGAACGCCCTCAAGGAATTTATGAAAAGACATGGCAATCTCTGGGATGCGGTAACACACCCAGATAACATTGCAGAAGCATACCGTAGAGCTAAGAAAGGCAAATCTTGGCAACGGCATGTAAAAGATTTTGAGTTAGACGTACCTGGGAACTTATTACGCATACAGAAGCTCCTTTGCACAGGAGTGTACAGTACTTCAAGTTACCGTACCAAGACAGTGTATGAGCCTAAGAAACGAGACATTTACGTGTTGCCTTTTTACCCTGATAGAGTAGTACAGCATGCATTGCTACAGATTCTGGTGCCTATATGGGATGCCCTTATGATACCAGATTCTTACGCATGTAGAACAGGTAGAGGTATGCATGATGCTAGTCGCAAGACTATGCAATACGTTCGCAAGTACAAGTATTGCTTCAAAGCCGACATTAGTAAATTCTACCCATCTGTAAACCACGCAATCCTGTTGCATGTACTTGAGCGCAAAATAAAGTGCAAGCGTACTTTAACTTTGCTTGAGAACATCGTACGTTCCTATCCAGGCGAGTCTAACGTTCCTATAGGAAACTACACAAGCCAGTGGTTCGGTAATCTGTACATGAATGAACTAGATCAATGGTTGTTACACACGCATAAAGTAAAAGCGTATGTAAGGTATTGTGATGATTTTGTTGTGTTCTCTAACGATAAAGCAGAACTCCAAAAGCTACAGCAATTGGTTAAAGCGTTTCTCAAAGAGCACCTAAAACTTCAGTTCTCTAAGTGGAGCGTGTTTCCTGTAACACAGGGTGTTGATTTTGTAGGGTACCGGCACTTTCCAAATAAAGTGTTACTGCGTACCAGTACTGCACGTAGGGCAAAGAAGCGTATGCAAACTCTTCTGCCTAAGTTTTCTCGTGGTGAATTAACCTTAGACCAGTGCCGCTCCAGTATTGCCTCAACAGAAGGTTGGATCAAATGGGCGTGCACGTACAACCTTCGAGCTGCACTACAGCTTCGTGAATTAAAAGGACAATTAGAATGCATGGTTTCCCTAAATACTTAAGTACCAAACAAGATGTACTTAATGTAATGCAAGAGTACCCAAAACAAACTCGTAATTTTATTCAAGAACTATTAGACACAAAAGACGTGTGGTTGCTTGTGCGTAAACTAAACGATGATGAGATTGGTGTAGAAGACGAAACGCACAAAGTAGTTACAAACGATGATCCTGAAACTAAGGATGTGGTTGAGCGTTACCAGTACGAATTTAAGGAAGACCCTAACGGCACTATCTTCCGCATGGGTTTTACCGTTGAAGAAGTGCAGTTGCTTGTTCAGGACTAAGTATGGCAAGCTCAGCTTCGTCTAAGGAGTTGGAAGCGCTACACCGCTTAGTAGCTAGTTCACTTACTAAGCGCATTGAAGAAGACATGCGTGATGGCATCCCCACGGATGCTGCCACGCTGTCCAGTGCTATCAAGTTCCTGAAAGACAATTCAATTACTGCTGATCCTGCAGATGCTGATGACCTCAGTGCTCTGCGAGATAAGCTGAAACAACAGATTGGCAAGAACACTGTAGGGAATGTAATCTCCCTTGCGACTGCTGATCTACAGGAAGGTACTAACGGATAATGGACATCAAGCAGCGTTTCTCTCACGTAGCACTCCTTGCTGAGCACTACGAACGCTTCTCTGATTTCGCCAGAGACGGCATGGCTTTCTTAGGGTTCAGTCTAACCTGGATGCAAGAAGACATCTGCGAGTTCATGCAGGATGGTCCTCGCTTGCGTATGGTGATGGCTCAGCGGGGCGAGGCTAAGAGTACCTTAGCTGCGCTGTACGCTGTGTGGTGCATTGTGCACAGGCCTAGTACACGTACCCTAGTGGTATCTGCCGGTGAGACTCAAGCTAATGAAGTGAGTACCCTGATTGTCCGACTGATTATGCAGTGGGATATTCTGGAGTGCTTACGTCCTGATAAGCGTATGGGTGACAGAACCTCTGTTGAGGCATTCGATGTGCACTACGCTTTGAAGGGGCTGGATAAGTCTCCCTCTGTTGCGTGCGTGGGCATCACATCGAACCTTCCAGGCAAGCGTGCTGACCTTCTAATACCGGATGATATTGAGTCCCCTAAGAACGGCCTCACTGTGACACAACGTACAATGCTGCTGCAGCTCACTAAAGAGTTCGGTAGTATCTGTACGCACGGTGACATCCTGTACCTAGGCACGCCACAGTCTAAGGACTCGGTGTACAACTCTTTACCTGGGCGTGGGTACAGCATTCGTATTTGGCCTGGGCGTTACCCTACTCAAGATGAGATGGAGAAGTACGGTGATAGACTTGCCCCAAGTATTACGGAACGCGTTCTTGCAGACTCCTCCCTCCAAAAGGGCGGGGGCATTGACGGTACCCGTGGTAAACCAACAGACCTTGAACGATACACAGAATCGGCGCTTGTCGAGAAAGAGTTAGACAAGGGACCTGAGGACTTCAGCTTGCAGTACATGCTAGATACCTCGTTGCTGGATGCACAGCGCCAGCAGTTGAAACTTAGTGACCTGCTGGTTGCGAATTTTGATGCTGACAGTATCCCTGAGATTATCGCGTATCAAGCTGCTCCGAAGTACCAAGTGGAACTCAGCAATGACTTTCCTATCTATGGTACTAAGATGTACTACCCCGCTCCTGTGGATTGCGCTTTCGTAAAGCCAACTGAGGTATTCATGTTCATTGACCCTGCCGGTGGCGGTGCTGATGAACTTGCATTCGGTGTGAGCTGTGCAGTAGGTCCGTACATTCATGTTCTAGATGTTGGTGGTTTGAAGGGTGGCCTCTCTGGAGATAACCCTGAGAAACTCTGCCGGATCATTAAGGACTTGAACGTAACTGAGATCGTGTGCGAATCCAACATGGGGCATGGCCTGTTCGAGATGACATTACGGGCTGAGCTACAGAAACGTGAGCTTATGCATGTAGGTGTAAAGGGTGAGTACAGTACTGGGCAGAAGGAGAAGCGAATCATTGATTCTCTAGTCTCGCCTATGCAACGTCACCGTATCGTCTTGCACAAGCGTGTATTCGACTCTGATAGAGAGTACGGTAAGCAGCACAGCATTGAGGCTCGCCCTCAGTACAGTCTGTTCTACCAGATAAGCAACATCACTACAGACAGGAACTCGCTACCACATGATGACCGTATCGAAGGCTTAGCCGGATGCGTGCGTAAGTGGAAGGGTGTCCTAATGACCGATGAGCACAAGGCCGCTGAACAGCGAGCGCTTGCAGCTGTCACTGACTTCATGCGTGATCCTATGGGGTACGGAAACAGAGGAGATAAACCTGCCTCTGGTGTACGTGCGTTCCTGCAGTCACGAAAACTAAAGAGACGGTAATGGATATTAAATCCGCTGCTGAACATGCTGTGCAAACTACGAGTGGTGTGACGTACACCGCTGCGGGTGGTGCAGTGCTGTTCGGGTTATCAGCTGCTGAATTCGCTGCGTACGTAGGTGCAGGTATTGCTATCCTATCGTTCATTGCGAATCAGTACTGGCAGTTCAGAACGTACAAGCTCCGGCAGAAAGAAGCTGCTGAGCACGTTCACTCAGATGTCAAGTAAGAAGGCAGTACCTCTGGTTCTTGCACTTAGCGTTGCGGGTATCGTTTTCATTCAAAAGTACGAAGGTACCTCTTTGAATGCGTACCTCGATGTGGTGCAAGTTCCAACTATTTGTACAGGCAGTACCAGGAATGTATTCGTGGGGCAGAAGGCTACCCTTGCAGAGTGCGAGGAGCGCCTCAGAGAGGACACAACGTACGCAGGGATAGCAGTACAGCGGTACGTGCAGACAAAGCTCTCTCAGGGCCAGTACGATGCCCTAGTGTCGTTCGTGTTCAACGTGGGTCCTGGCGCTTTCAAGAAGAGTACCTTGCTTAAGAAGCTGAACGCTGGGGAATGCCACGCTGCAGCTCGGGAGTTCCTACGCTGGAACAAGGCTAAAGGGAAAGTGTACCCAGGCCTCACGAAACGCAGGGCTGCTGAGAAGGAAATGTTCGAGAAGGATTGTGATGATTGACAGCAGTATTATCCAGCAGGGTATTCGGTACCTCGTGCTCGCTCTCTTGGTCCTTGTGATCGGGTACTGCAGCATCCAGAAGTACGACTCGCTGGTACAAAGCCGCTCCGAAGCCCAGATGCTCAGCAAGGGCATCCAGGAGTCTCAGGAGCGATTACAGCAGAACCTGAAGGCCGATGCATCCCTGGCTGAATCCAGAGCCGTACAGCGCGATTCTGTGCGCTCTGCGGTGCAGGCTGCTCGGTTGGAAACGCAGGAATCAAAGAATGTTAAAGAAGATTGGTTTGCTCGCCCTGACCCTGATTGGGTGCGGGTGTTCAACACAGCTGTCCGTTCCATCGGGCAGTGATCTGAGTGCGCCACAAGCGTGCGTGCAGATCAAGACAGAGTGCCGTCCCCTGGATACCCTCCAGACCGGCTCTGTGCAGGAGAGCCGGAGTTGGATGCTCAGCACGATTGAGCAGTACAGCTCCTGCCGTAACACAGCACTGGACTGTTCCAGTGAAATTCTACGTAGAACCTTGAAGGAAATGAAATGAGTATTTCGACTACCGCTACCCGCGCTGAAATTGTAACGCTGTACAACGCTGTTGTGAAGCTGGAGATTTCGCTTCGCCAGATAGTTGATGGCTCTGGTTCGCCAGCTGCCCCAGGTCGCTTCACGGCTGCTCAGGTTGATACCCTGGCTCAGGCTGTTGAAGACGCTATTAACGCT